GGAAACCTTAACGGCATTGAGGACACAGTCTGTGGCGTGTTCGCAAAGCTGGCTGCATCATCTTTGACATATAATGTAAGCGCAATAAGCGCACCAAGTATTCTCAACGCTGCTTCGGGTGACCTACTCAGCTGCGAGATGTCCGTATCAATCCTAACGAGTTGGAGTTAAGCATGTCCGATTGGGAAAAAGAGAACGAAGCCTTTCTGATCAAGATCGGACAGGTTGCACCAACACCATCAAAGCCAGTAACTACTAAGAAGGACGAGGAATAATCTCATGGCTGTATTTCTAAATAACAATGTAGGTGTGAAGATTAACTCAGTCGATCTTTCAGACCATGTAACAGCAGTAACAATCAACCGCGTATTCGATGAGCTAGAAATTTCAGCAATGGGCGATCAGTCTAGAAAATTTGTAAAAGGCCTAGAAACTTCAAGCGTAACTATCGATTTTCTGAATGACACGGCAACAGGCAATGTATTGCAGACACTTCAAGCTGCATGGGGAACAACAGTAACAGCTGTATTTCTACAGACAAAGGGAACAGCAGTTTCAGCAACGAACCCTCTCTATACTGTTTCCTTGTTGATTAACAACACCACCGACATTAACGGCGCGACAGGCGACATCGGTGTACAATCGATTACATTTACTGCAAACTCAACAGTTGCAGTAGCCACAACAGGCACATTCTAAACAAACAATAAAGGGGCAAACTCATGGCAAAACTAAAGATAGTTCGTACAGATGGAAGCGTATTGGAAGGCGAGATCACTCCAGCAGTGGAGTACTCATTCGAGCAATACGCAAAAAAGGGTTTTCATAAGGCGTTTCGCGATGAAGAAAAGCAGAGCGATGTCTATTGGTTAGCATGGGAAGTAACACGCAGAGCAGGTGAATCTGTTAAGCCTTTCGGGATTGACTTCATTGAGACACTTAAAAGTGTTGAGGTGCTTGACTCAGACCCTTTAGCTTAAAGCGCGATCTTCCATTCACCTATCTAATCGCTAGGCTAAGCATTAGATTGGGAATCGCGCCACAGCAACTGTTAGATCTAGATAAGACCATGCTCGATGCATTAGTGCAAGGGCTTAAGGATGAAGCAAAGGAGGCTAGTGATGCGCATAGAAGTCGAAGGCGTTAAACAAACTCGCAAAGCCATCCGACAGTTCGCTCCAGAATTGAACAAAGAGTTGAATGCTGAACTTAAAGCAGCACTAGCTCCTATTGCTAAAAAGGCTAAAGGCTTTGTGCCTTCTGATTCTCCGATGTCTGGATGGGCTGGGCGTTCATTCTCAGAAGGCAAGTTTCCAACTTACAATGCTCGCACAATTCGTTCTGGCATAGGTTTTACCACAAAAGCAGGTAAAGCAACTCGATCTGGATTCACTTCTAATGCAAAGATTTATAACAAGTCTGTTGCAGGTGCTATCTATGAGACAGCAGGTCGAGCCAACAACGGGCAAGGACAGCCGTGGGTTGGCCCTAAAGCAGGTGGCACTTCTAAGAAAGTTAGTCGATCCATCAATCCTAATGCTGGAGAAAAGTTTATTGAGAACTTGCCACCATTGACCAAGAGTCTAAAGGGTCAAGGTCGCCTGATTCTTAAAGCATGGGCGCAGGATCAAGGCAAGGCTTACGGAGCAGCAATCAAAGCCATAGACAAAGCAGAGCGAAAGTTTATTGACAAGTCTAAATCTACTACTTTAAGTAAGGCTGCATAATGGCTATTGATATTAACATTGGGTCGAAATTAGATGCTAAAGGATTTAAGCAAGCTGATACAGCCCTCAACAAGTTAAACAAAAGCAGTAAGAATGTTGCTAGAAATCTAGGCTTAGCCTTTGGCACAGCAGCAGTCTTTGCTTATGGCAGAGCTTCTCTTAAAGCGTTCGTAGAAGATGACAAGGCTGCAACCTCATTAGGACAAACTCTCAAAAATCTTAATCTTGCCTATGGATCAAACATCGGCACAGTCAATGGTTTTATTTCCCGCCTTGAAATGCAGACAGGTGTGCTTGATGATGAGCTTCGTCCAGCAATGGATCGCTTACTTCGTGCAACAGGTGATGTAACTAAGTCTCAGGAATTGCTTGGACTTGCACTCGACATCGCAGCGGGAACAGGCAAGTCAGTCACTCAAGTTTCTCAAAGTTTACAGAAGGCATACTTAGGACAAACTCAAGCACTTGGTCGCTTGGGTGTTGGACTTAGCAAAGCTGAATTATCATCATCATCATTCGAGGAAATCCAGCAACGACTATCAGAATTGTTCGCTGGTCAAGCAACAGCAGCAGCCGATACTTATGCAGGTTCATTGGCTAAACTAACGATTGCCGGCAACAACGCTAAAGAAACTATTGGAAAAGGCTTAGTTGATGCATTAAGAACTGCATCAGGATCTAGCACCATCGATCCAACAGTTGAGGGAATTAACAAAGTTGCAGAAGCGATTGCTGGTTTAATTCGTGAGACAGGCAAGTTCATTGCTATTACTAAAGCCAATTTTAATCTTAAGAATCTTTCATTCTTTTATCAAGATCCTACTGCTTTTCAGGGCATGGGTAACATATCCCTTACTAAATCCTCACAGGATACACAGAAAGCAGATGCAGCAGCTAAGAAATCAGCAGCAGCGCTAGCCAAGCTCACAGGCACTCAAGCGAGCAACCAAGCCAAGATCCTCAAGGATAAGAGACTGGCAACTGCTATTGACAAAGCCAATCTTGCACTTAACAAGGGCAACGAAGTCTTTGACATAGACAAAATCCAGATTGCAGCAGCACTGACTAATCAGGCTGAGCAATTAGGCAAGGCAACTACTGATACTCAACGCTTACAAATTGCCAATGACACTGCTCGTCTAAACATCAAGCAGTCAATCTCTAATCTGGAAGATGCCATTGCTTCTAAGGATGAAGCAGCCATTGTTGCTGCAACCAAGAGACTTAATGAAGATCTAAAAATCTTCAACGCTTTGTCTAATCAAAATGTAAAACTTTCAGACATCAAGTCAATCCTTGACACCCTTAAGCCAAAGGATTTAGTCAATCTAACTAACCTTGATGCAGCTCTGGCAAAGATCCAAGAGATGCTCAGACTTCTGGCACAGGCAAATACTCAGGCAACGGCTAAAGTACCAACAAGCGGATCGCTAGGTTCAGGAATTCCAGTTGGAGATTACATTGCGCCTATCTCTAAAGAGATTGCTGCACAGGGATCTATCGGAGCTATTCTCGAATATGCAGATGCAGCTTCTGCCCGCGCTAACGCTTTTGCCGATCTATTAGATATGCAATCAGAGCAGGATCTTAAGGATCTAATTGCTTATCAAAAGTCCGTAGGCGATCTAGGTGGCTACAGCCCTAACATGAACTCTGGCAGAGGTTATGGAGCAGGTGGCACAAACATCACAGTCAATACTGGCGTGGGTGATCCAGAGGCAATCGCTAGAGCTGTAGAAGATGTGATCCGTCAGTCATATCAGCGAGGCACTAGCTCTACAGGACTTCTAGCCGTATGACATGGCTTCCAGAGTGGCGCATAACAGTCGGCACGACTGTGTACACCAATGTAACTGGCGTAAGTGTTACTACGGGTCGGATTGATATTGATCGCCAATGCCAAGCAGGTTATGCCCGTATGGATATCATTAACTCGACCAACTCTCTCTTTGACATCGATGTTACAGATTCCCTTACTTTAGAGCTTAAAGATAGTGGTGGCACTTATGTGCCTGTATTCGGTGGCACAGTCTCAGACTTTTCAACCTCAGTTAGAAGCCCAGAAGAATCAGGCTTTGTAACTCTTGGTTCGATCCTTGCAGTGGGTGCTTTGGCTAAACTGCCTAAAGCGATCTACACAGACTCTGTCGCACACAATTTAGATGGTGAACAAATCTCAATTATCTTACAGGAACTGCTGGTCAATGAGTGGCAAGAAGTTGCACCTGCCCTTCAATGGGTTAATTACGATCCAACTACCACATGGGCTAACGCTGAGAATGTGGGCTTAGGCGAGATTGATGCTGGTCTTTATCAAATGGACAATCTTTCAGCAGCTGATCGCAACACCCAGACCCTAGTGCAGCAGATAGCCGATAGCGCACTCGGAACGCTCTACGAGGACAAGCAAGGGCGCATAGCCTATGCAGATGTCTTC